TAACGGATGGAATAACCAAATGAACGTTGGTGAAAAACCATTCAACTTCAACGGTATTGAAATCGTACTTTGTCCAGGTATGAGTGATGACAAATTAGTTGCTGCTCAAAAATCCAACTTATTCTTCGGAACCGGTTTACTTTCGGACCATAATGAGGTTCGCGTTTTAGACATGGCAAATCTAGATGGCTCACAAAATTATAGAGTTATCATGAGATACACCGCTGGAGTACAATTCGGTATTGGACAAGATATCGTTTACTACGGAGCATACTAATTTTAACTAACTAAAAAAACTAATTCAATATGGCAACATGTAATATTTCCCTTGGAAGGAATGAAGTTTGTAAGGAATCGGTAGGGGGACTCCAAGGAGTTTACTTTATCAACTTTACAACTGGTTCTGCAACCAAGGACGGAAATGGTGAAGTTACGGCTTTACCATCAGGTTCAACTGTGTACTACTACGAGTTGAAAGGAAACAGTAGCTATACTGAAACAGTTAATACCTCACGTGATAATGGTACAACATTCTTCTCGCAAGAGTTAACTCTTAACTTGAAGAAACTTACCAACGAGATGACAACTCAATTAAAGTTGTTGGCTTATGGTAGACCACAGATTGTGGTTTGGACTATGAATGGTGAAGCATTATTAGTTGGTGAAAAAGAAGGTGCGGACATGACCGCTGGTACAATTCAAACTGGTGGAGCATTAGGCGATTTATATGGCTATAGTGCTACTTTTACTGGTCAAGAACAATTACCAGCATCATTCTTATCTGGCTCAACTGTATCCGATGCATTCGCAGGATTATCAGTACAACCAACGATAGTGTACGGAACTAACTAATTCAGTATGTTAATAGGGATTCATACTCAATCTTAATATTGAGTTCTCTATATAGACTAAACCCTCATCAGAAATGGTGGGGGTTTTTTTAATTCAACTATTTATATGGGAATGTGTGTTATATATAAGATAATAATTAACTAATACGAGATAATGCTAACTTATTTTGTTTCCCAATCCAATTCCTACTCATTTAGAACCGATGTAACGAGTTCAAATGAATTTACGATGTCATTACAAGATATGACAACGTTAACTGATACCACTGCATCTTTAAGTGGTGTAACATACGATGGGTATGAATCAGTACTATCCTTCACAGCTTCTATTTCTGATACTTTAATTGGTGAAGAATACAGAGCTAAAATATACAATGGTAGTAGAATATTACCTATCTGGCATGGTTCTATTCAAGTATATAAAACACAAGTAGTAAATAAACCTGTATATAAGACACAAAATGATGGATTTATATCCCATGATACAGAAAATGAATTTATAATCATTAAATAATATGAACACAAAAGCAATTTCTAAAGAACAAAAGTTTGCAGTAGTAAACTTCTCTGATAATACTCTTCCAACAGTAATGGAAGATACTAAAACTCGTTACGCATGGGTACCATTCGGAGTATTTGGTCAAGATGATTTTTGGGATGCAATCACACTTGCATATACAGATTCAACTACTAACAACACTTGTATTGATAACCTCGCAGATTTAATCTTCGGTAAAGGATTGTACACCAAGGATGAGGAGAAACAAAAACTACTCGATAGACTTATTCCTCAAGAAGAAACTAAACGAGTTGCATTTGATTTCAAATTGTATGGTAATGGTGCATACCAAGTATATTGGAATGATGCTCATACCAAGATTATAAAAATGTATCACGTACCTGTTCAGTATTTAAGAGCAGAGAAGTTATACGATAACACTCGTATCCAAAATTACTACTATTGTACAGATTGGAAAGACCAACGTAAGATTAAAGATAAAATCAAAATCCCTGCATTCGGTACATCTAATGAGAAAAGGGAAATCCTTTATGTAAAACATTACTCACCTAACTTATATTACTATGCATTACCTGATTGGGTAGCTGCTCTACAATACGCTATATCAGAAGGTGAACTATCTAACTTACACATCAATAACATTACCAATGGTTTCTTACCAACGATAATGATTAACTTCAACTCTGGTATTCCAGCACCTGAAGAAAGACAAACGATTGAGGATTTATTGTATAGTAAGTTTACAGGAACTAACAATGGTGGTAGATTTATGGTATCATTTAATGATGACCCTGCATTAGCACCAACATATACTCCAATACAAGTAGATAACCTACACGAAAAATATCAGTACATTGCTGAATATGCCCAAGATAGAATACTTGTAGGACATAAAATAACATCACCCCTTTTATTTGGTATTAGAACTGCTAGTAATGGATTCTCTTCTCAATCAGAAGAAATGAAAACTGCATTTTCTATTATGCAAACCATGACAGTACAACCCTTTCAGAATACTCTTTTAAACTCGATTGTAGGAGCTTTAACAGATGGAGGGTATGAAGATATGGAATTATACTTTGAACAACTTACACCTCTTGTAATCCTTACTGATACGGCTGAGGATACAGACCAAACTATTGAACAAGTTGAGGATGAAGTAAATGATTCAATGGCAACTCCAACTGAAACAGATGAGAATGATGGTGAAGTAGTAAACGATACAGTAATCAAACGTGAAGATAAATTTGATTATAGTTTACGAGGTGCATTTTTTGATAAAGAATACGAAACAGAAACAATACAGGATTAACTATGGCAACAGCATTATTTATTAGTAGAAACGATATAATCAAGAACTCCCCATTACAAGGAGCGATTGATGCGGATGCATTATTACCATTCATGCAAACAGCACAAGTAAAATATATTAAGAACTTGATTGGTACTGTCTTGTATGATTACTTACAAGCACAGATTGTTGCAGGAACGTTTAGTTCTTTATCAGTTGCTTATCAAGATTTAATGGATGACCATATCAAACCAACATTGATTTGGTATTCATGTGTAGAATATATACCATTCAGTTCAATTCAATTTAAATCTAATGGTGCTGTTAAACAACAATCAGAACAAGGTTCTGCTCCTAATAAAACAGAAGTAGATTATTTGAAACAACAAGCACAGACAAATGCAGATTACTACGCATTACGTTTACAGAACTATCTAATCTCGTATAGTAATCAGATACCACAATACCTAGAAAGTGTTGGAAATCAAACGCAAATCTATCCTGACCAAACAAATCAATTCTTTGGTGGAATACAATTATAACATATGGCAGCAATTATACATAATTCAGGTGTAAACAATACCCTTTACTATAATATCTTAAATTACTTTAAGACCATTATGGAAAACCATCCATCCTTGGCTCACGTTACTCAAGGACCTGGTAGTGAATTTGATACAAAGGAATTTCCAATGTATCCTGTTGGTAATATTGATATTCAAGTTGCAAACTTTACAACTAATACAACTGAGTATGAAATACAACTAATCATTGCTGATAAAATTAAAAATAAGAACAATGAATCGGAACCAACAACGAACGAACAAACTATTCCTTTTTACGGCGTTGATGATGTTGTTGATATACATGCTAACACATTAGCAATCTTAAATGATTTAACTGCTTACACACAACGTTCAGTAGATGGATTTGAAATAGATGCTACTATTACTAATGAAGCATTTACAGAAAGATTTAACAATGGTTTAGCAGGTTGGGTATCTACATTCACATTGATTACACATAACGATAGACCGAGGTGTATATTTGATTTATATCCAATTCCAACAACTACAATTGCACCCACTACTACAATTGCACCCACTACCTTACCTCCACCCACTACCTTACCTCCAACATATTATTATACATCATACGGTTTAACTGGATTAGGACCATTTACTTATACAACTTATGATGAACCAGGTGTTGTTAAAGAAAAAACTTTATTATCAGGTGAAGAGTTTACTTGGATTGGAACATTAATAAGTTCTAACTTTGTACTGATATTCCAAGGACCACAAGTAAGTGGACCTGTAACATTTGAACCAAGTTCAGATTGTATAGATTTAGAATTTTACAATAATGCAACTGCAGCAATGTTACAAGGATTTTATGTACCATGTGGTGGAACAACTTACCAAGCATTAAATGTACCACCGAAACAAACTGTTAATGTTTGTGCATCTTATGTAGAGTTGTTAGATTGGAATGGACCAAATGCAAATAGAATACTAACTGAAGGTGGTAGTTGTAGTTAAGATATGGCAATACCAGTTAAACAAACTAACACATTAAAAGATTTAGTTAAAAAAACTACTGATACTATGGTATCTCTTGCACCCAAGGATACTGGCAATCTACGTAGGAAAATTCGTTCTGCAAATACTTATTCCAAAGTAGTTAGTGGTAAGGGAATGAATACAACTTTAACTTATCAGTATGCACCTCAAGGAGCGGAATATGGTAAATGGTTTAATGACCCACCACGAGTAGTTAAACGAACCAAGTTAAAACAAACTGCAGAACGTAAGGGTAATTGGCAATACAAAGATAATACCTTTAAGGATAGTGAAGTAAAATCACTAACAGTTCAACTAGCTCAAGAGATGTTTGGTAACCTTGTAATAGATACTATACGGAAGCAATTAAAATAAACCTCCATACCAATATCATTTATTTTGGTTATATATTAAACTGATTTTATTATGGCATTATCATTTACACAAGAAGCAACACCATTGAATATGGCACAATCGCCAATTCCTTACACATTAAGTGAAAGTGGTGATGTAATAACGTCATCTTCATTCCAATATGTTTTAGATTTATATTATTGGAGTGGTGCAGATACTGCTAAACCAAGTTCTCCAAATTATACATTAGTTAAATACCCCAATGAAAGTGGAGTAGGTATATTTGATGTTAGTAGAATCTTAAACTCAACCCTTACAGATTTATTAGAAGCAAACCCTTCAAACTTAAAGTATGGGAATGTAGAAGGATACTGGCAATACTTTGATGGTACAACCTATGTGACAGGTTCACATGTAAATAGTGGAACCATTAGTTATATAGATGGATATTCAGTTTTCCAAGAACCCATTTCTCAATCCTTTAGTGAAAAATCACCACATTGGCCGTTAATGACCGATGGACCTGCTACTCAATCTGCATTTGATTTTAATACAGGTATGGCAGGTGTTTACAGCGGTGGGAAAGACGGTGGTTTGCCAGTTACTGAAATACTTTATACAAGTAATTTAGGTAATACAATTTATACAATTACAGGTTCATCATTAAGTTCAGGACAAATAGTTCAATACCCAATAGCACCTGAACAAGATGGATTTCCACTTCCAACCACAGGTTTAGAATGGTTTACAACACAAGCACAATTTGCAGGTTCAATTTTACAAGGAACACCGATTAGATATAACATTACTTGTAATCAAAAATACCCAAACATTAGAATTAAGTGGAAAAATAGATTTGGTCAATTTGATTTCTTCAATTTTAATATGGTGAATAGACAGAGTTTTTCTGTTAATCGTTCAGTATATCAACCACAAATTGGTACATGGGGTGGAACATCTCTATCATATAATCGTTATGATTCTAACAATCTAAATTATTTAGTAGATTCAGAAGAGAAAATTCAAGTAAATACTGATTGGGTTGATGAAGTTTACAATGATATATTCAAACAATTGTTAATGAGTGATGAAATCTATTGGATTTATGATGAAGCAAATGGATATGTAAGACCTTTAACAATATCAACATCTAATGTTCAATTTAAAACGGGAGTAGTAGATAAAGTAATCCAATATTCTTTTGAATTTAACTATGGTCAAACCTATAAACTAACAATTTAATATGGGCGTAAATAGTAGTAAAGGATTTAACTTTAGACTGATGGCAAGTGGGAGTAATGGGTTTGAACAACTCGATACTTTCCAAGATGAGAATATATTAGTTTCAGATAACGTTACTGGTCTATTTGATTTAGGAGTTCTTCCATCAGATTTTACAAGACAGATACAAATACCAGGTACTAAACGTAATGATGCATTTTTCCAACACGTTTATGATATTGCGGTAGAAAATCCTTATTTGTTTAGAACAAACGTAAAGGTACCTGCTTATTTTGATTTTGATGGTATCTATATTTCTCAAGGATATTTACAACTCAACCAAGTTAATGTTTATGCAAACAAGTTTGTAGAATCATATGAGATATCCATCTATGGTGGGTTATCTTCATTTGGTAGAGATATAAATCGATATTACTTAACTGATTTAACCTCATCGTTATCAGCATACAATCATACAGCATCATACGAAAACATTTCAGCTTCTTGGGGTGGTAATTTGTTTGATGGACAAATAGTTTATCCTCTTGCAGAATACGGACAGAAGATAATCTACTCACCTGAAGAAAATCTATTCGGTATAGATGCACCTGATGGAGCATTAGCAGTACAAGATTACAAACCATCAATCAGATTAAAGACTGTATGGGATGCTGTATTTGAAGAGTTTGGATACACTTATTCATCATCATTCTTTGACCAAGATTGGATGGATAATGTTTATATGATTTGTAATAATAAATTAAGGTATCCTGTCATAGATGAATATGATTTGGAAAGTTATGGTTTATTTAAGATTTCACCAATTAGTGGTAGTGGTACTGATGTACTAATGAATGCTGGTAATGATTTATTATTAGAATGGTATAACATACAACGTAATCCTGCTAATAGTATAGAACCAGATTTAACTTACAATTTAGATTTCCCTTCAAGATTAAGAGGTAATTTAAATTTAGATTTTGAAGTATCAGCATCATCCGCAGGTGGTGGTATTCCTCAATTCTACTTGGATATACAAGATGTAACAGGTTCGGTGGTATCAACTACTGACTTAGTTAATTACAACTCTTATATGGGAGATGTACAGATATACAACAATGGTGAAACTAAAACTGAAAAGTTTGAATTGTTAACTGAGTTTAATACTGAATTATTACAATCAGGCTCATATAAATTTTATTTAAGATATGAAGAATTGGGTGGTAGTAACTTTACTGTTACAGTCAACCCAGGGGCTTCTACTAAATCTTATTTACAAGTAACAAAAGTGAACCAAGGTGGTGATAATGCTATTATGGAAATAGCACCCAATATGCCTTTTGGTACAAGTGGTATTAAGTTAATTGATTTTATTACAGCA